GACGAGTTCCAAGTTCACGGATACGCTATACAGCCATGAGGGACTCTCACGTCAGCAGCAGCAAGCTCCGCGCAGCCATCTACGTCCGCATCTCGAAGGACCGTGAGCTAGGCAAGGCAGGGGAAGGGCTAGGCGTACAACGCCAGCAGCAGGACTGCCAGGAGCTGGCAGACCGGATGGGGTGGCAGGTCGTAGAGGTCTTCCGGGACAACGACAGGTCAGCCAGCAACGGGAAGCTCCGAGAGGACTACCAACGGCTCCTGGACTGGATCAGGGAAGGCCAGATTGACGTGGTGGTGGTGTGGCACACCGACCGCCTCCACCGCAGCACCACAGAGCTTGAGGAATACGCCAAGGTCTGCAATGCGATGAATGTCCCGACCCACACTGTGAAGTCGGGGCACATTGATCTGAAGACACCAACGGGCCGGATGGTTGCAGGCATCTTGGGTCTTACAGCTCGATTCGAAGTCGAACACAAAGCAGAGCGATTGGCTGCCAAGTACAGGCAGATGGCGATTGACGGGAAGTCTCGCCGGGTATCAGCTCGCCCCTTCGGTTTCGAGAGGGACGGAATCACCATCAAGCCCGATGAAGCTGCTGAGCTGCTGAAGGCAACCAGAGCTGTGAACGCTGGTGAGGGCCTGAAGGCAATCTGCCGGGATCTGAATTCACGTGGGATCAAAACCACCATGGACAAGGAGTGGAGCTACACATCTCTCCGGAAGATGCTGCTTCGTCCCCGGAACATCGGGCAGTCGGTTTACCGGGGTCAGGTTGTAGGTGAAGCCGAATGGGATGCCGTCGTTCCCATTGGCGAGTTCCTGACTTGCCAGCGGATTCTTACTGATCCCTCACGGAGGACAACCCCCGGCAGTGGGCGGAAACATCTGCTCACCAACATTGCCAAGTGCGGGAAGTGCGGGAAGGGGCTGCTACCCGGCATGCGACCCAACCGGGACGGCACACCGTTCCGTATGTACCGGTGTTGCGTGTATCGGGACATCGAAGAGCTTGAGCACCTGGTCTCCCGTGCTGTGGTGCTGATCCTGACCAAGCACGACGCACGGAAGCTACTCACTCCCGCACAGCCGGCCAGCAAAGACCTGGAGCAGGAACGATCTGCAATCGAAGCGCAGATGAACGAAGCTGCTGATGCATTCACGGCCAAGCTGATCACCATGGCTCAGCTCACTCGAATCACTTCTGATCTTCAGGATCGGATGGAAAAGATTGATGCCGGACTGATCGACAGGGACCGTGCTCGAATCTTCGATGGCCTGATCTCGGTTCCGGATGTGATGAAGGCTTGGAAGAGTTTGTCTCTGGCTCGAAAGCGGACGGTCGTGAACACGCTCTTCACGATCACGGTTCAGCCAGTTGGCCGGGGCAAGGTTGCAACCGCGGAACACACCACAATTCGTCTCAAGAACGAAGTGGCACATGTCCTGGATATGAGTGACCTGAGCACCATGATCGGGGCATTCCCGGATGAATCCCAGATGGCGGAAGTTGTCCGGGCCTTCTCCTGAGCCACGGAACGGGGCCTCTGAGGCGATTTCAGCCCCTTTTAGGCACTGGGAGCTACCCCCGGACCCTTCAAGCCGTTAAAACGGCTCCTACGGCTTCTTGCGCCTGTCCAGTCCCAGAGCCTTGAACACTTCTGCCGGTGCACCGTCGAGCAGCTCAGCCAATGGCATCTTGAGTGCTTGGCAAAGTAGGACCAGATCTCCGGTCCTGATGTGACGGGACTTTGATTCCAGGCTGGATACCATCGTCCTGGTCCAACCCATGTCGTCAGCAAGGTCTTGCTGGCTGATCCGCAGGCGGGCGCGGGCAGCTCTCACGTTGCCTGCAATCAGCTCGTCCAGTGCCTCCGCCTCCACATCTCGAATCGTGCCTGTTCAGGCTTCACCCGTCATGCCGCAACATCCCTCACTCTGAGCCCATCAGTTTCATCATGAGTCAAACTGACTCAGAGTGTGGAAGACTCGCTCACATTGAGTCGGAATTGAGCGGAAGGAACTTCGATGGGTGTCGAGTGGGGTGGTTACGGTCCGCAGAGGACCTACGCAGGCCAGTGCATGTCTACATATCGAAGTGTTCCGGGACGTGACTGGTTCCAGTACTGCTCACTGCCGAAGTACCCCGAGCACACCCACCATCAGGCGAATGATGCGGGCGGCCACTACCTCATGGGCTGGAGTGATGAGTCCGCAACAGAGGCAGAGCTGAAACACCAAGAGCACATCAACAAGCCAGCCAGGGGGCGAGTAAGGCGTGCGTAGCCCGCATCGTCACCCTGGCTGATCCAACGGAAGACCCCCGGTTCGCTCCATGGCCGGGGGTCTTCCTCATGATGTTCTTATTCAGTTGCATCAGGCATCGAAGTTGGCCGGCTGGCTACTACCTGACCAACTCATCGCGGATGAAGGTCACTGTCAGGTTGCCAGCTCGCGTGTCGTAGCGAACGTCTTGTGCCGAGCTGATCAACAGCTCCGCTACTCGCTTCGCTTCGTCCAGGTCTTCGAGCACACCGGACAGGACGGTTGTCATCGCAGTGACTGCCAGATCTTCCACGCCGTCAGCCTAGGTCTCACAGCATGGGCTGCACCACGACCTGCCTGTAGAAGACCGTGATGTTGCCGCTGGCTTCGGTGAAGTGCATCAGCCGGACGTGGTAGCTGTTGCCCGGTGTCAGGCCAGTGATCAGCCGGAAGGTCCCAGCACCAAGCCGGGCCTCTACGCCACTGGTCACCGTGCCACTGACCTTGAGTGCGTCGTTGCTGTTCGACGCGACAACCTGCGAGCCGCTACCGGCACCAGCGGTGACCGTTGCTCCGGTTCGAACTTCCATCGAAACGAACGACACCTTGTCGGTCTGCGAAGACCAGAAATCAGCCTTCCAGTGAACCAGCACGGCACCGGAGGCCGGAGCAGTGAAGGCCACACCGCAGACGTTGGTGCCTGACGTGGCGGTGGTGTTGGAGTACGGACCTTCGGTGTTGGTGTCAGAAGCAACCACAGTCGAGAGTCCGTTGACCTTGGCAACGTCTGCATCAATCCGGATCAGCTCCGTCTCAACAGCAGTGGCCAGGTCTTCGAGCCCGGATGCGATGTCCGGTGCGTCTCCCAGCTCCAGGAACGGGAGGTCATAGGTCGGTGTGGTGTCAGCCATGTCAGTTGCCTCCGTTCAGGGCCTGGACCGCAGAGAGGATGTCTGCGTCAGAGATCACGTCTGTGCGAATGCCGAAGTCGGGGTTGGCGTTGACCTGCCAGTTGTCCTTGGCATAGGCCCACTTGTCACCCCAGCCAGGCTGTGCAGCGAACTGCCACATGCGGGAGGCAACCCAGGATTCCGGGTTGTCGATGCTCTCGGAAGCAGCAGCCGCAGTGATCCGGCCCATCAGGCTTCCATCAGTGGCGATGTCTCGAATGCTGCTGTAGCTCATATTCGTTGCCTTTCAGAGAACTGGTTCGACCAGGACGGACCGGTAGAAGACGTCAAGGGTTCCTGTGGTGACTAGGTGCACCGTTTGGACGTTGTAGGAGCTGCCCGGCGTGAGACCGGTGAGCAGGTAGCGGTTACCGGCGCAGCTTCGGGTGACACCAGAGGCAGCAGAACCGGCCATGATGCCTTCGTCAGTGTTGGCGGCATGGAAGACCGATCCCGAACCAACGCTGCTTCCAGCACGCACCTCGAACGCCAGGTAGCCGAAGTTGCTTGCAGCGTTCGATTCCAGATGACCGGAAACGGTGATGTAGACGGAACCGCTAGGTGGCGCAGTGAATGCAGTGCCGACCACAGGAGAGCCCGGCACGAAGGATGTTGAGCTGATGCCAAGAATGTCCGTCGCACTGAGGCTGCGTGCGGGCTGGGGAAAGGTGAAGGTGTTGTTGGCGTAGGCAACGGTCTTGTTCGTCAGGGTCTGTGTGTCGTCATCAGTGACTACATCCGAACCGTTAAAGATGAAGTCGTTCCCGGCCATGCTGATGGTCTGCGGGAAGCCGCTGGTGGCATCGACATTGAAGCCGCCGAACACTTGCACGATGTCAGCGTTCAGGTTGACTTCGGTGTCGCCCGTCATCGAGTCGTTCGTGATCGCGACCCAACCGTCTGCGGTGCCGAGCAACTCTGGTACCACCAGGCGAACCTCAGAGAAGGTGGTGAACCCCGGAAGGACGCGCGAGAAGAGCACACCAGGTGCGGTCTCATTGGCGTTGCCAGAGGCAAACCTGATCTGGTTGGCAGCAGTCGAGTCGATCTCAATGCGGTTGCCACTCGTCGCCGTCCTGAACAGCCCGCCAGTGATCGTCTTGCCCGTGATCGCAGCGGCATCGAGCTTGGCTGCGGTGATGGCACCAGCAGCAATCTCCGTGGCAGTGATGGTCCCTGCTGCGATCTTGGCTGCGGTAACAGCACCAGCAGCAAGCTCAGTCGTCGTGACAGCTCCAGCAGCGATCTTCGCCGTGGTGATCGCACCAGCCGCAATCTCGGTCGCGGTAATGGTGCCTGCGGCAATCTTTGAAGCAGTGACAGCACCAGCAGCCAGTAGAGCAGTAGTGACGGCAAGGGCTGCGATCTTCGGTGTCGTGATCGCATCGTCAGCAATCTTCGTCTCAGTGATCGGGAGGATCGCATCAACGTCTGCTTGTGCAGTGGCGACATCAGCAGCAACGTCCGCGATGTCAGACGACAACCCGGGGATGGTCGTACCGGTGAGAGTCGCGATGTCAGCCTGTGCAGCCGCCACGTCAGCTTCTGCCGCGTCCAGATCGGTCTGGAGGGCATCTACCCCGGCTTGAGCTGTTGCAGCCGCAGAGGCCGCAGCAGAGGCCGTAGAAGCGGCACCATCAGCCGTGCTCTGTGCAGTGGCTGCATTCGTGACTGCGGTGTCTGCGGTGGACTGTGCAGTGGACACATCGGTGCCCAGATCAACAACATCTCCCTGCACCACCGTCACGTCACTCTGAATCGCGGGGATGGTCACGGTGCTGATGGTCTGAACGGTGTCACCCAACGCGCTGATGTCTGCTGCCCAGGTCGGAACTGTTCCGGGGTCTCCCGGGTTGGTGACCTTGCCCAGGACGCACACACGATCCCCGGCAGTCAGTAGCGCAACCACATCACCCACCTGGAGAGCCATGGACTCACCACTGAGAGACGGAAGGTTGACCAGGGTGCCACCGGCAACAGTGATCGTGTTCGATCCCGTATCGGAGTCCCAGGACTGCACGACTCCCTGACGTAGTTGAACACCGGTTCCATTAGCCGGCCTACTCAGCAGACCGGCCAAATCATCAGAGATCATTCGGTCACATCTCCGATCTGCTCGCCGTACTGCTTGCGCGTACGAAGGCTGACGGGGGTTTCCTCATCGAGCGGGATCGTCACCGTGTCGATGATGTGAGCTTCGGTCTTCAGCGACAGAGAACGCGTCCCGGACGGGTAGCGCACCTTCAGCACGTCGTCTGGTTCCAGGGCCGGGTTGGCAATGGACTGAAGAGCGACCTGGTACGGCAGACCAAGGCTCTTTCGCAGCAGCACGGAAGCAGCACTGCGGGCCTGATCAGTGGTGGTGATGAAGGGCGAGCTGTAGAACCGCGGAACAGGTCCGAACCGGCCTCCGTACCGGGTAGGGCTGGAAGGGCTCAGATCGGCCACAGCAGCCCAAACAGGAGGGGTTGTGTCCGTAGCCTCACCACTGGCCACCACGACGTTGTAGATGCCCTCACGGGTGATTGCCCTGGACATCTTCACCAGGACTCCGTTGGCTCCCGCGTCGATGGTCCAAGCAGGCGCACCCGACACATCCGGGGGAGTCCTCACCACGAACACACCACGGTGATCGAAGTAGCCAACCTTCCCGAGAGAGGTGACCAGATCCCGCAAGGTGTCGAAGCGCTCTCGGTCGGCCAGCACAGTCCGGCCAACTGCTGCGTCCCGCACTCCCGTGTCATCCCACTCGATCACCGCAGAGGGGTAGACCTCAGTGATGAGAGTGCTCACGAGCTGTCCACGGGTGAGCGAGCTGGCGAACTGGCGAGGAGTCAGGAACCGTGCATCCTTGATCCCGGCCATTCGATCAGCACCCGAAATCTCTACGGGTCCGTTTGGTGTCTCCTCCTGCTCGGGCGCGTTGATCCGGAAGTACCCCAGGCCAACAAACTCCGTCTGTCCGTTGCCGTACGACAGCCCACGTTCGACGTAGATCTCATTGCCGTACGGGGCCAGCAGGTCACCAGCTCGACGGGGCCAGCTCGCACTAGTGGTCAGGTTCAGCGTGGCCCTGATGTCCGCTGTCGAAGCACACTGCACGTCCGATCCCGGCAGGATCGGAATCTCAGTCCCAGTCGGGTTCGTACCGGTCTGGAAGCTCGTGCATACTCGAGCGCGGAACACTGCGCTGTGACTCCCACGCAATGTTTTCAAGAACCGATCACTTACGCCTCTCATGGCACGATCACTTCTGAAGGCGTGCCGGTGCGAGCCAGCAGATCAGCGATGGTGGCGTTGTCCGCCATCATGTCCGTGATCGTGGCGTATTCAGCCAGGACCGACTGGATGGTGTACGCGCTTCCAATGACATCAGAGCCCGGTGCAGCAACAGTTGCCAGCGGCAAACTCCACACCCGCCGGCTAGAGGTCCGCATGGTTGGTTCCCGCGTCACATCACCAACGGAGAAATACCCTCCGGGGATCAGGTCCACGTTCGATGGCAGATGAATGAAGATCACGTCACCGGTCGAAAGCGTGTACTCCATGTCCCGCTCCTCAGCAGCCGTGAGGGTGAGGAGCTGGAGTGTGTAGCTCAGCGAGCTGCGCACGCCACCGATCTGCACAGGGTTCGTCCGGCCGACCACATCCATCAATGCGGACCTGGACTTGTTGGTGATGGTGCTCTTGTCCGCGACGATCACCGTGCGGTTGAGGAACGGTGCGGCAGGCACCTTCAGCCAGACATCATCGAAGGTGACAGCAGAGACGCTGAACTCAGTGGTGGCCGTGTGAGTACCGGATGCGTTGTACTCCAACACCCGGTACTTGTAGGCCACACCTTCCGGAAATTCATAGTCGTAGTACGTGACCGCGCTGCTGGCGATGGCCTGCGTGCTCCAGCCGCGTACGTCTTCCCACTGCACGTACGGGCTGACAGCTCGCTGAACCTCCACGTGATCGGTGGTGCCAGCAAGCGAGGTGACCTGGAGAACGCGACGGCACAACGTGGTGTCGAAGCTGACAGTCAGAGCAGTCACGACCCAACCCCCTGGAGTACAACGCGCTTGGTCTGTCGCTTGTCCGCCTTGATCTCCTGACGAACAACCTTGGTGACCTCGCCGCCAACCTCGATGTGGACCTCAAGCACCTGCGGTGCCTGGTTGCCAGGAGCACCCTTCTCCGCGGACGTGATGAAGCCGGGCTGAGAGCCCATGGTCAGCCACTCAGGTCCCCGCTCACCCACCTTGTAGGTCTGGAACGGCTGAGTAGGACCACCAGACGCACGACCAGCAGAACCGATGATGTTCGAGGGAGTCGATCGGGGAATGCCAGCCACGGTGTACTTGACCGTTACGACCTTCGTGCTCGGAAGGTTCTTGATCGAGCGACCCAAGGCATCAACAGATCCCTTTGCAGCAGTGGCTCCGTTGACCTGGACGTTGCTGGTCTTGTTCGGCGGGATGCCGATCAACGAAGTGGCGAGGCGATCAGCTTCCTTCTTCGACAGCCCCATCTGCGTTGCGATCCGAACGAAGCTGGAACGTGCGTTCTCTGCGGACCTACCCGCAGCAGCAGTACCCGCACCGGACTCGATCATGGATTGCGTCTGCTGGTTGGCTGCCTGAGCAAGAGCGATCAGAGCTGACTTGTTGTTCCGGCCCTTCTCGCTGTTGATGTCCAGGTTCTTCCCGTTGTCCTTAACCGAAGCGGACGCAGCATCAAGGGACGCCTGGAAGTTGACCTCAGCCCCGGCCAATCCAAGTGCAAGGTTCTGAAGCCGGAACGTGGACTGGATCAGGGCATCAGTTGCCTTCGTCTGCCTATCGAACTTGGCAGCAGCACTCTCAGCCTGAGTACCCGCACCAGCAACCGCGTTGCCAGCAAGGATCGCAGCAACCTGGCTGTCGCTCAGACCCTGCGTGAAGTACTTGGCCGCGTCACCCGTGAGACCAACCGCAGTCGATGCCTTGTCGGCTGATCCAGCCAGTTGATCAAGCCCGGTCCTCGCCAAGCCAAGTCCAGGAACAAGGTTGTTCACTGTGGTGTTCGCAAGGCCGCCGATCGACAGTCCGGTCTTGTCCAGGAAGGCACTCACCTTCGGGTTGTTCTCGAACCGCTTGATCGCACCATCAGCGTTGTTCAGCGCAGTGATGAGGTTGAGGGTTCCCTCCGTCAGGTTTCCAACCAGACGGGTCATGTCGGCAAGCCCTTCCGGGTTCGCCTTCACGGACTCAGACAGAGTCTGCAATCCCTTTGATACCTTGCCGATCGCACTCTGAGTCGCTGGACCAAGAGCCCCCAGCACTGCATTGAATGCCTCTGCCAACGGACGCACGGCAGGCTGTAGTTGCTCAAGGCCCTTCGATACCTGATCAACGAAGGTGGTTACGACTGGAGCCATCTCCTTGAAGACAGCCTCTAGCGAAGGCTTGAACTTCTGGAAGGTGCGATCTGCGAATCCGGCAATAGAGATCAGGGTTGACTCGAAGGGCTTGGACAGCCGCGTCATGTCGGCACCCATGGAATCGAGCGTCTTCGACCACGCGTCCTTCACCGGCTGCGACTTGGCCGCAAAGATCAGGCCCAGGCCCGCAATCCCAGCACCGAACGCCAGTGCGATCCCGGACGCAGCCACAGCACCCACCGCAGGGGCTGCAACGGCCACCGCAGCCACCAGGGCTCCAGCGATCGCAGGACCAAGCACCGGGGTCTTCAACGCCCCCAGGAAGCCGCTGCCAAAGACGGTGCCACCCGCGTTGCCTGCTTCACCCAACGCTGACGGAGAGAACCACTTCTTCAGCCCGGTGAAGAAGCTCTTGCCGGACTTGTCACCGGAGTCACGGAACTTCTTGTCAACGTTCCTGGTGAGTCGATCAATGTCCCGCTCACCTTCGTTGGCAGCTCGCCCCAATCCCTTCGAGTCACCATCGAACTTGACGTTGACAGTGCGAGTCGGACTACCCATTGCCCCACTCCTCCAACACCTTGTCCACGGCCCCCAACCACTGCCGTTCAATCGCGGGTTCGTTGTCCTCGACCGTGCTGAAGAACCAGTGGTCAGGCTTGGTCGTAGCAGGGAACTGCTTCAGGACGTTGGCCCCGAAGTTGGAGCCGTAGATCAGGTCTGAAGCGGTGGTGGGTGCTTGCCCCTTGCTACGACGTGACTGCTTGCCTGCACGCCTGCGACCACCGGCCTGGACGGACGGCACCCGATCACGCTTGGCCTTGACTGTGGGAGCCACCAGAGCGCCCTGTCCGTTGGACGAAGTAGCCGCACTACGGATCTTCCCCGCCAGGTCGGTGCTGATCTGCTGGTTCGCATTCCGGAGTTCCGTGGATGCGTCCTTGGGCAGCTTCCTGAACGCAGCCAGGGTTTCCTTCGCCCCGGTGATGCGGACCCGTACGACGATTCCCATGCTCTGGTGCCTCCCTTCACTTCGTGTCGTTGCTGAGGTCGATTGCGTCTGGTGGGAGTTGGCCGGCGTGGTTGTCTTCGGCAAGAAGTTGAACTGCTGTCGCTATGGCTCGCTCTCCTTCTTCGGCCCACGCAGTAGGTGAGATCCCTGTCTGTATGGCTAGTTCGATGAGTGATCGGGAGAGGGACCCGACTGGGTAGGGTCCGGCTCTTCGTCCGCCGCTTCGTCATCGAACGAAAGGTCAAGTTCGTGCTGGTCTTCCCAGTCCTTCAGAGACCCCGTGAACAGCCCTTGTCGCTTCGCAGCGATGTGCGAGAGCTTGTAGTAATCCGTCAGGTTCGGATCACGCAGAAGCTGCGCGTACGACTTGCCCTTGTTGGTCTTCTCCCAGACCAGCACGTCTCGCGTACCGGCCTTGATTACGAACTCATCCCCGTTGTCGGGAACCACCTTGAACGTGAACACGTCACCCCTCCTCTTACCGCGGGCTTAGTTGCTTCGGGCACTTACTCGGGATCGGTGAAGACCGGCTGACCCTCACCCGGAAGGTCAACGGAGAAGGTTGCCCACGCACCCTGTTCGCCACCGAAGGCAACGTTCTTGAGGGTGACCGTGATCTCTCCAGAGACCCCACCGGCGACGGGCTCGAAGGTCACAACGACCTTGTCTCCCGCGTTGTCGTTCAGGTAGCGGGCAAGACCAACCGCGTCCTGGTGATCCTGAGGACCGTTGATCGAGAGAGTCCAGGTCGCAGAGTCCACGTCGTTGTAGATGCCAGCAGGCTTCAAGGTCTTGATGGTCTGCGTGGCCTGGTCCGGGGTCAGTACGACGCTGGTGACCTGGAGCGTGTAATCCGTAGCTCCGAACTTCACCAGCGAATCCCGCATGACATACGGCGCGAAAGGCATGGTCATTCACTCCTACACGTGATCGAAATGGCGAACAGGTCGCCGTCTGTTTTGGTCAGGTCCGCGCGGTCCACGAAGGCCACCGGATTGATTGCTGCGAACAACGGATCTGTCAGCTCATCGAGCTGCTCGATCGCCGTGTCTTCGTTGCCGCTGAGGATCACCAGGACTCGCCACGTGACCTGAAATGCGTAAGCGGGGCCACGTTCGATCGAACCGATGAGGGGCCACGCATCACCGGGTGACACCGTGTTGGGCTTGGTCGTGTAGCCCTTCACACCAGGAACGGTGCTCGCCGCATCAGCCAGGGCCTGACGTGTTGCAAGAAAGCTCATCCGACTACCAGCCTTCTGAACGGGGCCTCCAGACGACGCACTTCCGGATCACGTCCAGGGAGTACGACGGTGGAGCTGCCGAACTCGTCGTTGTCCTGGAGCACGGCCAGGGGCTGAGACCTCATCTCGATGGCCCGCTGGCATCTCCGGAGCAGTGCCGCCGCCAGATCGTCCGGGTAGTCCTCCGGATCAGCCGGGAGACGGCATACACGGCCCTGTGCGGCTGTTTCCGCGTCCAGGACGGACTGGAGGGCAGGATCAGTCCAGCGAGCCTCAGAGAAGCCCGTAGCCCCGCCCAGGTACGCCTTCAGCTCAGCGAGCGTCGGGAGCGCCATGGTCATCACCTGCCCTTCAGTCAGTTGGTGCGGTACCGCTTGCGTCGATCACCGATCGGTTCGCCTCTGTGCTGCTGGCGACGATCGGTGCCTTTGGCCACTGGCGTGGCCTCGACTTCTGCGGGGTCCGTCACCGCAGCCGGTTCAGCGACTGCGGGACGGCCCTTCTTGCGTCGGCTGGTCATTACGCGGTGGTGTCGTAGATGACCTGACGAACGCCGCCCAGATCGGAATTGGCGAACGCCTTGTAGCCCCAGATGGCCAAATCGACCATCGCCACCGGCGCGTAGTTGCCGGAAGCATCCGTACCCGGGAACTCCAGACGCTGCGGAGCGCTCGCCCATCCGTGGACGGTCGAGGGGTCGAAGAGCCAGGAGTTGTTCGGGCTGCCAGGTGTGGACGGAAGAGCCCACGACGGAACACCCGTCACACCAGCAAGATCGAGCTGCGTGAACCGGCGCGAGCTGGTGCCGTTCGCGTTGGTCGGGTTGATCTGCGGGAAGAGCTTGCGACCCGTGCTGTCCACCGCAGCCACGAAGGTCTTGTAGAGCGCCTTCTCCACAGCGAACGCCTCGAAGTCGTAGCCACGGATGAACTGAAGATCAGCAACCGCCGCGTCCCACGCAGCCGCCAGGTCGTCATCGACGGCACCGGCAGTGAGGGTGATGTCCGTTGCCGCAGTCAACGTGTTCAGGAACGTGGCCGTAGCGGTCTCCAGACCTTCCTTCCAGCCCCGGACCATCTGGTTGAAGATGAGGCCGGACACAGCCGGGTTGCCGCCCATGTCCCACACCTCACGGGTGATGGAAGCCTTGCCAGAGGTCGGCGTCGGAGTGATGGTCTGGTTGGTCGTCACGAACGTGCCCGAGGTGGGTTCGGTCCCCTGCGTGTGATCACCGACGAGACCGGACGAGCTGGAGAACTTCGGGAACGCGAAGGGCTGCACTCCGTTCGGCGGAGCACCCTTGGTGATGAAGTTCCACAGCGGAGTCCGGTAGTCCCGCTGATCCACGTACATGTCCGGACGCTGAATGGTCGGGTTGACCGTGGCAACATCCGTGGTGTCCACATCGAACGTGGCCTTGATCAGCGCCATGACCCGCTTGCCCGCTTCGGTCCGGTCACCGAACTCGTCACGAGCGCGAGCCATCTCGTGCAGGTCAGCAGAGAACACGTGCTCAGTCGGGAGGAAGTTGCCTCCCCGATCGAACTTGTAGGGCAGCTCTTCCTTCACGTCGAACTGCGGGGTGACGACACCAACCGTCTCCCGTGGCGGAAGGTCACCTTCCTTTGGCTTGCTCCACTCATCGAAGAGAGCCTTGATCTGCTCCTTGGCCTGGTCGGCAGTCAGTGCCGCCACGACCTTCGAGCTCAGATCGAAGGTGGCCGGCGGGGTGGTGCACTCGACAACACCAGCGGCGTGAACGTGGCCGCACTTGTCGCATTCCATTGCGATTTCCTTTCCAGTGAAAGCCGAAGACGCAGCCACGGCCTGGACCCGTGCGTCATCGAACGCAGGGCATGGGGTGAGGGAGATTTCGGCGAGAGGGGCCGCGATGGCATGCATCACGCCGTTCTTCTCGCTGTAGATGCCGCCTTGTGCGACACCAACGGAGAGGCCGTCCCACACGCCGTCTTCCGCCAGGGTCAGGGCTCGATCACCTTCGGGGCCGCGAGCAACGGAGAACTTGGCCATCAGGCCCGCGTCCGTCTCCTCCAGGGAGGTTGCCTTCCCAACGGCCTGCTTCCAGTCGTGGCCAGCAAGGAGCTTCACCCGGGACACATCGCTGAAGACCAGCGTTCCCTTGGAGAACTGCCAGAGCTTGCCGCCTGACCGGGCTGTCTTCCCGTACGGCACCGCAAGACCGGTGATGGTGCGGGACTCTCGATCGACAGAGAACGTGCTGCCGGTTGCCTGAGCTTCTAGCTTCAGCTCAATCATGGGTGAACTGAAGGTGTTCACTTCGATGTCCTCCTGAGCAGTAGGTGCCGCAGGCAACGCAGGCGTCTCACGAAGCTGCGTGAGCTGTTCCGCGGACAGGGGTGGGCGGTCCTCAAGCTCGCGAATCTCTTCGTGCGTGATGGCCCCGACCTCAAGGCCGATCTGATACGCCTGGTAGCGCGTGAGGGTGTCGGAGCGGAGATAGGCATCCAGGTTGAAGCGCGTGTAGTAGCCCCGTGGGGTTACGTCGTTCATCCCAAGGCGGTCTTCGATCGCGTGTAGATACGGACCAAGAACGTCATCCAGGAACGCCTTCTTGCGGTCCTCGCTGTTCTGGTACGTGCGAGACGTGGTGCTCACGCCCAGGTCCTCAGGGTCAACACCAACCAGGCGAGCAATCTCAAGGACTGCGTGTTGCCGGGCCTCAGCGAGCTGGAGGTCCTTCGGGTTCCACGACAACGCGTTGTACTTCAGGGCTGCGGGCACGTAGGCGTCCGCGTTCTTCTGCCGTGCTGACTTCCACGCGGCCATCAGCTCAACCACGTCATCGTCTTCAGCCGGGTCCGCACCCTCAGCCGGGGTGAAGATCCCCTGAGGCATGGGAGATGCAGCAGATCGAGCAGCAGCAGCATCGAGCTGGAGACACGTACGGATCGCACGAGCACCGGCAACCAACAGCGGGTCATTGGGGCTGTGGAAGATGATCAGCTCTGCTTCGGGAAGCTCTTCCTCAGCCATGCCCTGTGTCGAACCATCACGGCGTAGGTACGCCTTCTGGTTCTTCCGGATGGTGACGCTGCGGGGATCGAGACGACGGATCTTCGTGGGGTAGCCGTGCCACCCGAACTGGATCACACGCCAGTAGGCGATCCCTTCGAACAGAAGGTCTTCAACAGTGCGGATCATCGTGACGGAACGCGGGAGATCCGACTCCGGCTGAATGAACAGCGGCCAGTCCCCAACGCTCTGCTGCGTCGGTCCGTACATCGCGACGGGAAGAGTGCCCAGGCTTCCGGACACGAGATCCCGCACACGCTTCACAGCCGGGACCTGAATGGCCTCCGTACGCGAGACACGAGAAGCGGGAGCAACGAAGTCGTCATAGGAGCTGTACCCGAAGAACTCAGGCGGGATGGACTCCCTATCCACAACGAAAGTCGGGCCGCCCTGACCCTCCAGGGCAGCCTGTACGACCGGTGACCGGCCAAACAGCGCGCCAATAAACCCCATAAGCGGAGGTTTACATAAGCCGCCGCTTATTCGCTCAGGAACTCATTTGCTTGCCTCGGGTCACTCTTCCGCGGCTACTTCGATCAACAGTGGAAACTCAATGAAATAAGGGCTTTCATCACGCGGCCACGATGATTCGGGGCTTTCCCAGGCTCTTCTTCCGGCAGTCCGTCACAGCCCACACAGCAGTCTTGATGGCATCTGCACGCCCGTGAGAGACCATCCGTGGCCCATCTGCACCAGGCACCGTTCTGGCTCCCACGACCTGTCCAGTCAGGTGTTCCCCGCCGTCATGCAGGACCACGTACTCAGACAGCAGACGGCCCAGCTCCTGGACAGATGCACCCACGCGTCCCGATCCCTTCTTGACCTGCACACCCTTCAGTGCGGGATCTTCGAGCAGAGACGCGCCCACAGTGGCGGTACGACGGAACTTGGTTGCCTTCAGTGCATCCACTGCGTTCGTCAGATCATCGAAGTCCTTGACTGAGACAACAACCTCTTCTTCGAGCCTCCAGGCGAGTGCGAGAGACACACCCTGTCCGAACCAGTCCTCTATAGCTGCCGCATCCGGAACCCGCTTCGGTGTGTCCTCCACCAGGGATGCCCACTCGTTCGGCTTCACGATGGGTTCTCCCCGGCCCGCAGATGCACCAGTGAGCTGCCAGATGTTCAGGTACTGAGCAAGGAACCCCTGCATGGGATCAGGGTCATCTGCTGCCGGATCAGCCTCACCAGCAAGAGCCTTGGAGTATTTGTCCGCAATCATCTTGCGTCGGTCCTCTGACCAGTGCGGAGAGGCAGCCTTCCACGTTTCGATTGCAGATGGATCTTGGCCGGCGGTTGCTCCCCACAGCAGCAGAAGGGTTTCTGTGTCCTCAGAAGTGATCGCATCTCGAAGATGTGTCTTCATCAGCGAGGTGGCTTTGCGGTGTGCCGTGCTGGTCAGGTGGAGCTGGGGTGACAGCCTCTCCAGGGTTGCCGGTTCCAAGCCCTCAGACACCGCATCAGGCTTCACGTTCCATGCCTCATCGACAATGCCGAAGGTGACATCAAAGCTGTACCCCGCAGCCTCCTGCGCACTGACGATCCACCGGTCTCCATCAGGTGTTTCGATCTGCTCCTTACCGTTGCCACGAGCCACAGTCCATCCAGCAACCTTCTCGGCCCAGGGCCATGCACCACGCTGAATCTCCCGGCACACCTTCAGGTCACTGCCGATGTGAATCACGGTCTGCACTTCACCGAAGAGAGTTGGGTGCGCCATCCGCCACAGTGCGAGTCCACGAAGACGAACGCTCTTCCCGGCTCGTCGGGGGCAGCTCTCCAGTACGACGCGATGACACAGGCTCCCGTCCTCCCGGTGTTCGAGCTGACGGGTGATCCCCAGCTTTTGCCACCACCGGAGCTTGATGTGCCGTCCAGTGGGGTCTGTCTGCGTGCTCTCAATCCAGTCGATGGCCTGTTGCCCGTACGACCCAACAGCGTCGTCGGGAGGCAACGACATGTACAGCGGAGGGGATGCGTCTTCGGGGACCTCCAGAAGCCCTCTGAGCCACGAATAGCCCTCTAGACGCCCTGGACTCCACAGCAGCTCCGCACGGGCCTCTACGGGCTTCTCAGTGCCGGGGAGAGAACGGACACTCAGGGCGGGATGTCCTGGAGCTGATCCAGGGGAAAACTGACCCTGGTTCTTGGTGATTCTCTTTGATCTGGGATCACCAATTTTGTTGTTGCATGGCTTGCACGCTGATTGCAGACGATCAGGCGGGACTATGAGTCCGCGCTTCACACCATCAATGTGGTGGACCTGTGTCGCTTGCTCAGTGCACACACCAGTGATCTTGAGCTGGCATTGGTAGTTGTCTCGGGCCAGCACGGAAGCACGCAGCTTGCGCCATGCCCTGGTGCTGCCACCACTCCATGCCTTGCTCATTGCCCTGCTTCCCCTTCCTGCTCCCGGTTAGCTCACCCCCTGCCCACGGGAGCGCAAGCAGGGGGTGAGTTGGAGGGGTGACTCCAATACCAAGGCTAGGTGTGTTCCTGCATTCCCTTGTGTGCTTGGGCTTTTCGATACCAGATCATTCGGGAGTTCTGTTTGACGTGCACCAGGTGAATCTAGCTAGGTTCTGGCAAGAGTTAGCAAGACAACCGAAGGAGCCCACCTGATGACTGATAAGCGGCATACGTCCGTTGTTCTTCCATCCGAGCTGGCTGATGGGCTTGATGCTCTTCAGTCCCGGGATGACCGCTCGAAGAACTACCTGATCAACCGTGCGGTGAAGGAGCTGCTGGAGCGTGAGGGTGTTCTCGCCCGGCCCAAGCGCAAGCGACCCAAGAAGCTGAACTCCGTTGAGCAGGCGTATCTGCTTCACCCGGAACGCTTCCCCAAGGTCGAAGACGTGATGACCGGAGGCGACCCCAAATGAAGAACGGGCCAGGGTTGCTGACCCCTGACCCGTCCAATACCCGCTATGGCTATCTAGGAGCGTATCTCAATGGCTAGGAACAGGATGGTTCAGCAAGAGCTGTTCCGCTCTCCTGCGTTCTGCGGGCTGAAGTTCCCAGCCCGGACTCTCCTCATCGGTCTGATGGTCTACGCCGACGACTACGGAGGCTTTGAGGCCAACCCCATGCTTGTCCGCTCTGGTGTCTTCCCGATGGATGAGCACGCACCCGACGACATTGATTCATGGCTTGACGAACTCGAAGAGGCTTCTTTCATCTCCCGCTATGGCGATGGGCAGTACGCCGACATCACCGGATGGACTGTCAAGGGATCGAACACCTACCAGTCGATCGACAAGCGTTGGGCTAAGAAGCGTGTCCCTTCTCGGCGAGAACTCGGCGAGGTCTCTGAGAGTCCTCCGCGAGACCACAGCGAGAACTCAATGAGCACTCAGCGAGGACTCAATGAGGCCACTGCGAGACCTCTGCGCATAAGTAGAAGAGGAACTAGAACATCAACTGGAAGTCCAAAGAGAAGTTCAATCGGAAGCGGAAGTGCAACGGGAAGTCGCGCGCACGGAAGTGGAAGCGGAACTAGAACCAAGAAGCTGATCCCGAAGAGGAAGCCTGTCTCTCGGAGGGTCACTCCCGTTGAGCTTGATCCCGACATGGCTAAGCCAAGGCTTGGTGAGGCTGTCGCCTTCCACATCCTTTGGTGCCTCAATCACTTCGGTCCGACATTGACTGTCGATCAGATCTCTAAGCACCTGAACGACATGGATGTTCAGGAAGTGCTTCACCAGATCACCACCAAGCCACAGTTGTTCCGAGCGGAGGAAGCATGAATCACCAGATCACCACCAAGCCACAGTTGTTCCGAGCGGAGGAAGCATGAATCACCAGATCACCATTTCGATCAGCGATGACATGTTGGAAGCACTGGCTGAACTGCTAGGTGATTCCCTCGTCATCCCGTCGAGGAAGCGCGTGATGGGTTTGACCCAAAGGGAACGTGAGCTGTGGGTCTTGCTGAAGAAGCACGCTGATCCTTCGGGACTCGTCTCGGGTCTCACGACGAATCAGATGGGGCATGCGATGGATCAGCACCCGGGACCGATCTGGAATCGCTTGAAGTCGATGGAAGCGAAGGGCTTCCTCCAGGTCATGCAGCACACCGGAGGAAAGCGGGTGAACAGCTACCAGCTCGATATGACCAAGCTGCGTAAGCCCAAGCCTCTGAAGAAGCGTCACCTCAAGGCCATCTGA